AACCCTTTCGAGGTAGAAGCAAGAAGTAAATCCGGCTGGTAAACATTAGGGTACGTATACCGTTAAGGAGACGGTCTTGTCTGTAAAACAAGCGCTTTAAGCTCGGGTGGATCGTTACCACCAGTGCCCACCACATACTGTCCACTGTCCATAGACAAAGGACGATACCAATCCCCTTAGGATCGTTTGACGTACAACGGTTAGGAGAGCAATCTCCGGGCGTCCATTGTTAATTGTAAGCAATGTAACACGAGGGCTATCTACCCTTGACTAATGACCGCCAAGTCATTAGATAAATTACAACGTGAGTTGATGAGCCGATAGGACGAAATGCTATCCCTGAATTCGGTACTCAGGACTAATAACTAAGGAAAATATATGACATGGAATAAAGGTCAAAGCGGTAACCTGCAAGGACGCCCTAAGAAAGAAAATATGCTTGATCGTCCGACTAACCGTCAGCTAAAAGATAAAGAGCTGGTGATGTTGCTCCGGAAGATCAAGCCAGTGATTGCAGATGCTATTATCACTGCAGCGGATGTAATGAAGAATCAAGAAGCTAGTCATCAAAATCAATTAAAAGCTGCTACTATCTTACTTGATAATTACCGCAGATTAGTACTTGATTTATATGACGGAGAAGACGAAGCAGAAGCTGGCGTTGAGATTCAACAAAATAACGCACCTGTGTTTAGCTTGAAAATGGTTAACGCGGATTAATAAAATTAAGCAACAGCTAGGTTGGCCGACCGAAAAGACGATTATCCACCGTCCTGCTGATTGTTCTACAGTGGAATGTTAGGATGACATATGAAAGAAATAGAAGTTCTAGGAACTTATGACAGTAATCCCATATACTACGTATATTTACATAGACGCCTTGATGACAATTCAGTGTTTTATGTAGGCAAGGGAAAGAAAAGAAGAGCTTGGGTGAAAAAGTCCCGAAATAAACACTGGAAACATATCGTAGAAAAACACGGTTACAGTGTTGAAATCTATAAAGACAGTTTAACTGAAAGTGAAGCTTTTCAACTAGAAGAAGAACAAATTAAGTTTTACGGTTTGGACAATCTTTCCAACATGACGTTAGGTGGAGTGTCCACTACTGGTTATCAACATACCGATGAAACTAAAGCGTTGTTAAAAGGTATTGTTAAAAAGAGATTAGAAGACAATCCAGAATTAAAAGAACAATTAACAAACAGAATTATGTCTGTGGTATTAGCGCCAGATCATTATGAAAAACTAGCTCAGATTAATAAAGCTAGGTTTGAAAACATGAATGATGAGGAACGAGCAAGAGATATTGCTAAGAGAACTGCTTGGACTAAAGACCCTGAAAGACTAGCAAAATCTATTAAAAAGCGTTCTGAAAGTTTAACTGAAGAAGATCGTCAAAGACTATCAGAGAACACTAAGAACTTCTGGAACAAAATGACAGAAGATGAACGAAAATCTCATGTTAAGTACATGTATCAGAAGCTAAGAGAGTCTGATAATTATAAAAATACAATAGAAGCTGTCTCTAATAAAATTGTTGTAAACGGTAAATATCTTTTTAATTCTCAGATAGCCTTTACAAATTTTACTGGAAAATCTGCAGGATTTGGTCACGCAAAATCTTCAAATAAATTTCCGTTTACAGCTTTTTGTGGATACATAGTTGAATCTTACGATGAGAATCTTCATACAAATGTAACAACAGATTATTCAGATTTAAAGCCGCTTTACGACAGTCATAGACTCAACAAGTGCATTAAAAGATCAGATGGTGTTATCTTTTACGGTTTAAAACAAGCTGCAGAATCTATAGAAGGTTATACAACCAGTACTGCAGATTGGATTTCAAAATGTATGTCAAACAATAAACCTGCTTTTAATTATAATTGGAAAGTTCTGACAAATCAAGAAATTACGGATCATATTCTAAGTATCATAAGAAATAATAAAGAGGAATAAATGTCAACTGAAAAATTCGTACTTGCTCCAGCCAGTATTCCGCAAGAGCAATTTCTTGCAAGTAAAAGCACTATTACTTTATATTCCGGAAGTGCTGGCGCAGGTAAGACTTTTGCTCTTGTAATGAATATGGTGAAGTTTGCAGCAATGAAAAACTCCACCATTATTTGTTTTCGCCGAACAAGCACTCAAATTAGAAGTCCCGGTTCTGTGTGGCAAGAAGCTACAGGCATTTTCACCAAGATGTTCCCTGATGTTAGAATCCGATCTAGAGAACTAGAGATGTATGTACCATCTACTAACTCTATCGTAAAATTTGGACATTTACAGCATAGCACTGATGTACTTAATCACCTTGGAAGTCAATATTCGGCGGTTTTTTACGACGAAGTTACTACTTTTCCATTTGAAGAGTTTGTTTTACCATTAATGGGCCGTATGCGTAACGCTGCTGTAGATTATGCACCTCAAATGTTCTGGGCAACCAATCCAATGTATGACCACGGTGTTTATCACTGGATTAAAGATTTTTATTTAGACGAGTTTGGCATCCCATTAAAAGAAAAGTCAAACGTAGAGAGATACTTTGTTTTACAAAATGGTAAACCTCTTTGGTACGATTCATTAGAAGAAGCTGAAACTCATCACGGAAAAGGTATTCCTCGTTCTTTTAGAAGCATCAAAGCGCACGTAACTGACAACATTCCACTCATCAAAGCTAACCCTGATTACTTATCAAACCTAATGGCTCTTCCTGATATTAAGAGAAGAATTTATTTAGATGGTTCTTGGATTGCTCGTGAAGAAGAGGCAGGTTTATATCACAGAGCTTGGTCTACAATTGTTGAAGCTCCTAATATGAAAGCTAAAAAGAGAGTCTTATCGTTTGACTTAGCTTCTCAACCTGTGAGTACACAATCTCCAAACCCCGATTGGACAAGAGGTCTTGTGATGTCAAGAGATGAAAATGGTATTTACACTATTGAACATCTTGTTTCAGTAAGGGATAGACCTCACGTTGTTGAAGAGTTAATTTATAAAACAGCAAGAGAGTTTCCAAACATCTTAGTCACTATTCCAATTGATCCCGGTGCTGCTGGCGCTGCTCACTCATCTAATATTAAAAGAAAGTTAGGTGAGCAAGGTATTAACTGTAAGTTAATTCGTCCTTTAAAATCAAAAAGAATTCGTTTCTTACCTTTCTCTTCGATTGCAGAGGCAGGGTTTGTTAACGTAGTTCGTGCTGATTGGAATGAAGAGTTGTTTAATGAACTTGAAGAATTCACTGGTTTAAGACGAGGTGAAAGAGATGACATTTGTGACGTTTGTTCAGATGCTGTTAGTGCTTTAAACATGAATAATGATTTACCCTCCTTCACCTTACCGGACTTTACAGGCACAAATCCATTTGACGGTAGTATCTCAGGTAATAACATTCCATCTTACAACGGTGTAACCATAGGTTAATCACTTTTAAATAACTGAAAAGGAGCCTTTAATGGCTGAACGAAAAACTAAAACTACTTTGACAAAAGCACTAGATGAAACTCCAGATCGGTTTAAACTAAGCGAAAGCGGTTATCTTGGACTTAACATATTCAGTGGTGTGACCAGTGACGAACTCAAAAGAGAACTAAACTTTCCGCATAGTCTCAATACTTATAAGCAAATGTCTTATCACGGAACGATTAACTCCGCTCTGACACTATACGAAAATCTTATCGGTAAAGTGGACTGGACGTTTAAACCCGTCAGGGATGCTAACGAAGAAGAGCTAAAGCAAGCTAAGATCATCAACGAAATGATGCATGATTTTACCGATCAAACATGGTCGGAATTTATCTCAGAAGCTTTAAGTGCAAATATGTACGGCTTTTCTGTGCATGAAAAAGTATATCGTAGACGTTTAAAAGCCAATGGCTCAAAGTACGATGACGGTCTTATCGGATGGAAAAAGCTTCCAATTCGTAACCAAGAGACAATTGAAAAGTTTTTATTCAGTGAAGACGGCAATGAAGTAAAAGGTGTAAAGCAAAACCTATCTGCCGTTTCTGATGTATATAATCGCTACTCTGCTCGTACTAATAACACTGTACTTTTACCTCGTAGTAAAGTTCTGTTGTTTCGTGCAGGTAGGCACAAAGGTGATCCATTTGGTAAAAGCATGTTACGTGACGCTTACCTTGCTTGGAGATTCTTAAGTGTAATCGAAGAGATTGAAGCGAATGGTGTCGCTAAGGATTTATCTGGTTTACCAATTTTAAAGCTGCCCCCGCAATATTTATCCTCTGATGCATCACCAGAAATGAAGAGCATCAAGACGTATTATGAGAATGTAATGCGTAATTTACAACTAAATCAGCAATCAGGATTAATTCTACCACAAGCTCATGATCCTGATACACGCCAGCCTTTATTTGAGCTAGAGCTTCTGTCTTTAAACGGCAGTAAAGCAATGGATACATCCAAGATCAAAGAGTACTACAAGAATTTAATTCTTACATCTTTATTTGCAGATATTCTAGTGCTAGGTCAATCAGGTGGTGGCTCTAACGCTTTAGGTCAAGTCAAAAATTCCTTATCTGCCACTGCAGCTGAATCAATGCTGCGAAAGATTCGTGATGTTATTAATGATGATTTAATCAAGCAAACATATGAGTTAAATGGTTGGGATACCTCTCGCATGGGTTCTATGGATTTTGATAATCTAGAATCTGAAGATTTGGAATCCTTTAGTAAGGCTGTACAGAGATTTGCGAGCACTTCTGTTATTGAAGTTGATCGTGCTGTTCTAAATAGAGTACGTGAATCAATTGGTGTAGATGCTTTACCGCAAGACCAAGAGCCTAATCAAGCTTTACTTCCAGCTAAGACTACAAGAAGCGGTGACGGTATGGCTGTAGGAACTACTGGTAACGGTACTGCAACTTCAGCTGTAGGTTCAGATACGAGTTCTAATAATCTAGAAAACGTAGGTTAAATCTTTATTTAGCTTGAAATAATAATAACTATATGCTATAATGTCTAGAACACCCGAGATTATTCTCGGGTTATTCTTGTTTAAAGGAACTACAATGCAATGGTCTGCAGATAATCTACCAGCTTCAATAAGAAATAAACCTCTGAAATATCAGCAGTTGTTTATCAAGACTGCTAATGCTGCACTTGCCAAAGGTTTCTCTAAAGATGAAGCCATGTTTGCTGGAGCTAATGCTGTAAAGATAGAAGAGAATAAGAATAAACCCGCAAAAGAAGTAAAAGCAAAACCTGCGGTAACTCCTTCGCTTCCTTCGCACGTACCTTCTACTAGAAGCTTTACTGATCCTTTTGAGGTTGTGTCCAAGGCGCTAGAACCCGCAGCACCGACCATAAAAGCAGCGGAGTTTGACGCTCAAGGTCATCTTGTCATTCTAATGTCTGATGGTAAACGAATAGTAACCAAAGGTAAAGCCGTAGAGCAACACATTCAACAAAGCGTAGGTGTTTCTGTTAATCCTGTGTTTGATCACGTACAGATGAATACTACCGCTGGTTATACTTCTGAGGATTATCTTCCCGGTATGATGACTTGGAATGAATTTGAAGATTGCTTGGATATTGTACAAAACGATAATACTATCCTTCAAGTCGGACTAGAGCAATATATTGAAGTAATAAATACAACAGCTAGTACTTTAAGCAATGGTATCGTAGTGAGATTTTCAGGTGTAAGCTTAGAAGAAATTCCTGAAGCATTTCCTTTACTAGCAGATGGAAGTATACCTTCATTGTATATTATTGGTATTTTAACCAATACGTTAATACCCGGTCAAAGAGGTAGAGCTACAATTTTAGGTAAAGTGCGTAACCTCAATACCACTGGATCGGACGTAGGTGAAACATGGCAAAAAGGTACATTACTTTGGGCACATCCTACAATACCGGGAAAGATGACAAGTGTTCAACCAACTGCACCTGACGTTGTAATTTCAGTAGCTGCAGTTTTAAAAGCACATGCAACGCAAGGTATTATTTTAGCAAGACCTGTAATATTTCCTAGATTATTTTATGGAGTCTTCTCAAGTTCTGTAACACAAACACCACCTAGCATTAATACTCCACATAACGTGCATTTTGAAAACACTGACATTTCAAGTGGCGTAAGAGTAATAGATCAAAACAAGATTACCACAGATAATGCAGGTCTTTATTCTTTTGATTTTAGACTGCAGTTAACATCGTCAAACTCATCACAAAAAGAAATGTACATATGGGCTAGAAAGAACGGTGTAGACATACCAAGAAGTAATTCTAAGGTTACCATCGTTGGTAACGGTGTAGAGCTAGTACCATCTTGGAGTTTTTCAGTCAGTATGCAAATCGGGGATTATTTTGAGTTAATGTACGCAGTAAGTGATACAGCTATTTCAATCAACGCTCCCGCTAATACAGCATTTGCACCAGCAACACCTTCTGCTACTTTACGTGTAAGTCAGATCAATCTATAAACAAATACACAACCATATTAAGGAAAAATCATGAGTACAGTAATTGAAGGCGTATTTACGCAAGCAGGTCAAGCAGATCAAGTACTACCGTTAAAGGTAGATTCTACAGGTAATATTCAAATCAATATTACAACCAGAGCGTGCGTTGGCCGTCAAACAATCAGTGTCACTACAGGAGCGGTAGTTACTCTTACGGTTCCTACGGGCGCTGTAGCTGCAAGTATTCAAGCAGATGGTAGCGCAGTGAGTATTACCTTAGATGGCACTACTCCTACAGCTACCGTTGGTTCACGTATTGACGATGGTATGTTTTATTATGTAGATACTAGCCTTGCTGCCGTCAAGTTAATCGCTCGTAGTGCTACAACAAACATTCAAGTCGTGTACTTTAACAAGGCTTAAATCATGAGAGCAATAGATCGTTTATTGCGAAATAGACCTAGTGCAGGTGGAATGTCACTTGCAGGTAAGATTAGAGCTTTGTTTTCTAACGGCGAGCAGGGCTGGTGGTATGACCCGAGCAACTTTTCCACCCTGTTCCAAGACAGCGCAGGCACCACGCCCGTGACAGCGGTGGAGCAGCCTGTGGGGTTGCAACTGGA